GAGGAGCTTCGCGGCCTCGAGCACGCGAGCGGCGCGCTCTTCCTTGCCGACGCCGGCGATCTTGAGCGCGAAGCCCATGTTCTCGGCGACGGTCATGTGCGGGTACAGCGCGTAGTTCTGGAACACCATCGCGATGTCGCGGTCCTTCGGCGGCACATCGGTGACGTCGCGGTCACCGATGAGGATGCGGCCTGCGTTGACCTCTTCGAGGCCGGCGAGCATGCGGAGGGACGTGGACTTACCGCAACCGGAAGGACCGACGAGGACGAGGAACTCGCCGTCTCCGACCTCGAGGTTCAGCTTGTCGACGGCCGGGCGGGTTCCGCCGGGGTACAGGCGGGTGGCGTCATCGAACGTGACAGATGCCATGATGCTTCTCCTTCACCGGCAGGTACGTGCCGGACGATCCGTTGTGATGGAATCGGCGGAATGACCCGCCGCGACCCGTCGTTGGGTCGGGATCAGTATGACACGAACAGCGGCACCTGGGTATTTCTCAGACTGACTGGTTAACATCGAACCCGGCCGCGTGTTCGCGGCGATCGTCGCCAGAGCGCGGTGGTCGGGGCCAACCCGGACCCCCTGAGACTCAAGAGGAACGATGTCGAGCGACGAAACGCCGAACGTCCCCACACCTCGCAATTCTCGCGAGGCCGTGCGGGAGAAGGCACAGCAGGTGCACGCGCAGCAGTCCCGAGCGCGCATCATGCGACAGATCATCATCGGTGCGGTTGCCGTGATCGCGGTCGGTGCCATCGGCACCGCAGTGACCCTCGCCGTGTCGGCGCAGGTCACGAAGCCGCAGCTGATGCCGAGCGGCATGGATGGGGATGGCGTCGTCGTCACCGACATCACCGCTGCGGCGAGTTCCGATGAGACGCTCGCGACACCGGATCCGGATGCCACGGACGCAGGTGCAGAGGAGGCCCAGCCCACGCCGGAGCCGACCGCCTCTGATCGAGTGGACATCCACATCTACGTCGACTATCTGTCGCCGGATGCCGGAGAGTTCGAGCGCGCGAACGCCCGCCAGCTCACCAACTGGATCAGCGAGGGCGCCGTCACCGTCAGCTACCACCCGGTCGCGCTGCTGACCGCCAGCTCCAACGGAACGAAGTACTCGTTGCGCGCAGCAGCCGCAGCGGCCTGCGTTGCGACGCATTCACCGGAGAAGTTCTACGCCTTCAACCACGATCTGCTCGATGACCAGCCCAAGGTCGGCAGCGACGGGCTCTCCGACGTCGAGCTCGCTGATGTCGCCGGTGCTGTCGGCGTGGACAACAGCAAGGCGGTGCGCTCCTGCATCGAGAACTCCGACTACGTGACCTGGGCGAAGGATGCCACCACTCGTGCACTCGACGGTCCGCTCGCCGGATCGGACGACCTGGTGCTCACCTCGGCGCCGATGATCGTCGCTAACGGCGAAGCCTACGTCGGCGCACTCGACGACCCGGCGGAGTTCTCGCAGTTCGTGCTGACCGTCGCGAGCGATGCATACTACGAGGCCTCACCCACCCCGACTACCGTGCCGACCGAGACGCCCGCCCCGTAGGTTCGGAGCGAGCCTCCGCCATCGGTAAGCTGGTGGCACCCGCCGACTTGGCGCAATTGGTAGCGCACCGTACTTGTAATACGGGGGTTGCAGGTTCAAGTCCTGTAGTCGGCACAAGAAAGGCCTAGTCAGAGCAACAAAAATGGCCCCGGTTCCTTCGCGGAATCGGGGCCATTCGTTGTTTACTCATGGTTTTCAGGTGAACAGCTTCGACAGAACAAGTCCGGACGCCGGCCCGCGATGCACCTCGTCGGCGTAGTGCTTCAGCGTCGTGCGCTCCGACTCGTGGCCGAGCTGATCCTTCGCAGCCTCGACGCCGAGCTCGTCGCGCAGCACGGTCGCCACCGTCTTCCTGAAGCTCTTCGGCGTGGTGCCCTTCCAGTCGGTGTCGCGCAGTGCGTCCCGCCACGAGGTCCGGTAGTTGTTCGGGTGGCGGAAGGTGCCGACGCTCGAGGCGAAGACGAACGCCGAATAGGACGCCACGCGTCGGCGCAGCAACATGTCGACGAGATGATCGGGCAGCTCGAGCTCGCGATACCCGGCCTCCGTCTTCGTGAAGTCCTGGACGAAGAACTTCCCGTCGCGGTCCTGGGCGATCGTCCGGCGGATCGTGGCGAGCTTTGCATCGAGGTCGAGCTGATCCCACTGCAGCGCGAGCAGCTCGCCGGTGCGGACGCCGGTGCCGATGATCATGTCGGTGGTGTCGAGCAGCTCGCTCGCGCGGGGTCGACGACGTCGCCGATCGTCGGCGGGCCGTGGCTCGGTGCCGGCGTCCCACTCCTCGAAGCGTGTGCGCATCGCCCGCACGACCTCTAGGTTCGGGGCGGTCCGTCTGGTCGTGCGCTTCGCCTTCTCCGGCGCGGGAGCATCAGTCATCGGGTTCGGCCGCACAGCACCGTGCCGAGCAGCGAGCGTGAACATCCCTCGCAGCACGACGTGCGCAGTCGTTGCGGTGCCCGGGCCGGAGGACTTCGTGAGCGCTGTGATGAACCGGTCCAGGCGCGGCACGCTGATCTCATTCAGCCGCACAGCGCCGAGACCGGGCGCGATGTGCTTCTCGATCGCGTTCTTGTAGATCCGGATCGACCCTTCCGCGAGTCGCGCCTTCGAGTCGAGCCACATCGTCGCGAGCTCGCGCACCGTCGACTCGGCCGTCAGCATCTCGCTCGCCGGCGCGAGGCGCTTCTTCAGCGCCTTGATCAGCACACGCTCCGCCTCCGGGCCGGTGCGGCCCTGCCGCTGCATGAGCCGAGTGATGCCGTCAGAGTCGCGGTAGTACGCGATCGCGGTCGGCTTCCCCTTCACGGTGGTGCGACGGATCCGCCCCCACGTCTCAAGCTCGAGCGGTGGTCGGGGCACTACGCGACCTCGACTCGATGGTCGAACTGCGCGGCGCCCATGCGCGGGCGCACGTAGGTCGCCTGCTCGGTGCGCAGCAGTGTGCTGCGGTAGATCACGACGAGCTCGTCTGGCACGTTGAGTTCGATCGCCATCGACGTGATGTGCCCGTTGCGGTGCTGCTCGGCTTCCGCGTAGGCCTCGGGAGTGATGAGGGTGTGCGCGGCCCAGACGTTCGCAGACTGCTCCTGGCGCTTCCGGATAAGGCCGAACTCGGTTGGGCGGTGGCCGAGCACATGGTGCCCGATCTCGTGGCAGATGACCCCGCGGAGCACGCGACCGCGCATGCCGGGCGTGAGGTCGATGTGGTTGTCGCCGGGAACGTAGCCGCTGCGGTGAATGCCGCGGCGTTCGCGGACTGTTAGGCCGAGATCGTCGGCCAGCTTCCAGACATCCATGCGGAACCCCCTCGGTAGTGCATGTTCAAGCGTGGTCGAAGTCGGCGTCGTCGCCGTCAGGGAACTCGTTGATCGAGTCATTCGCGACCAGGTCGTAATCCTGGCGGGTGCGTGCGACATTGTCCGCGCGCTGGATCAGCTCAATCTCGGAGATGCCGAGCGCCTTCGCGATCGACGAGATGTCCCATACGTTCAGGATGACGCGGCGTCCGGTCTTCGTGTTGCCGCCGTCGAGACGGTCTGACATGTACTGCGACGACTTGCCGATGAGGCGTCCGAGGCCGCGAGAGGACAGCGACTGTCGACCCATCTCGGCCTTGATCTCGGACACGAGAGCGTCTGAAAAGCGCTCGGCGAACTCTGTTTCGGTCATGAGTGCCATCATGGCAGACTGCATGAATATTGCACAAGCTGCATGACGAGGTTGACAGTGCATGGATATCCATGCGACTCTTCCTGCATGGAACTTCATGCATCTACTCCCGAGGATGCGAACTCCGCTCGGCGCTTCGCTGACGAAGTCCGAGCAGAGCTCGCTCGACAGCGTCGATCCGCTGCAGAACTCGCCCTCGCCATCGGCATTACTCAGCACACGGTCGGTCGCCGCCTGAACGGCTCCGTGCCGTTCAACGCGATCGAGATGGTGCTCGCGGCACGCTTCCTCGGCATCGGCCTGCCGGTGCTCTGGGAGCGGGCGACCGCGCCTCAGCCTGAGGCGGTGGCGTCGTGAGCACTCCAACACCGGTTCATTCGGGTGAGCGGCGCGGACCTGTGCTCACCACCCGTAGCGCGGCGTCGTACTCCGGACTCGCGTATCAGACGTTCCGAAACCTGCTCGCTGCGGGCGAAGGCCCGAAGCGGTTCAAGCAGGGAGCGCTCAACGTCTTCTACTCGGTCGACCTCGACGCTTGGCTCGCAACGCGCGTCACGGACCCCGAGGCGGTCGCATCATGAGCGCGCATCTGGACCGTCGCACCGTCGTGCGCGGCGCGGCGTGGGTCGTCCCGGTCGTGCTGGCCGCCATCGCGGTCCCGCAGGCAGCAGCGTCGCTGCCGACGCCAGCGGCTGCAGTCGACCGGCTGACCTTCAACACGGCGGATGCCTGGGACGAGAACCCCTACAACCTCCGCGCCCGTGTCGGCGTGGTCGTCGCCGCGATGGACAACACCGGACCTACCGCGATCGGCGCCGTGGTGATCCTCGTCGAGCTCGTCGACGCCGCCGGCGTCCGCCACCAGGCGCAGTCGAAGACCGAGACGATCGCCTACGGATGGGGCGCGACACCGGACCGGACCTTCTACTTCGAGGGCGTCGCCCGCGGCGAGTACACGGTGCACCTCACGGCGACCGCGGTCGGCGTGAAGACGATCACGAAGCAGCTCACCCGGAAGACGGTGCTCCGATGAGCGCGCTCGACGTGTTCCAGTACGAGGGCGCCGAGCTGCGCACGGCATCCCTGGATGGCGAGCCGGCCGTCGTGCTCTCGGACCTCGCGAAGCTTCTCGGCTACCGTTCGGCCTCGGATGCTGGTCGGATTCTTCGTGACCACCACAGAGGGTACGCAGAAGTGCGCACCCCTGGTGGAGCGCAGACGATGGTGGTCGTCACCGAGCAGGGCATGAACCGGCTGCTCATGCGCAGCAATGCGAGCAACGCCGAGCAGGTGCAGGACTGGCTCTCGGACGACGTGATGCCATCGATCCGCCGCACCGGTTCCTACGTGACCGAGACGCCCGAGCAGCTGATGTCCCGTGCGCTCGTCACCGCTCAGGCGATCATCGAGCGCAAGGACGAGCAGATCGCAGTGCTCGCCCCCCGTGCCGAGGCATGGGACGAACTCGCAGACGCCGGCACCGATTTCGCCGTCGCGGATGCCGCGAGCATCCTGAAGCGCGCCGGCGTCGACACCGGGCCGCAGCGACTGTTCGACACCCTCGGCGAGATCGGCTGGACGTACCGCGGCGAGCGTCGCCGGTGGCGGCCGTACGCGAAGGCGCTCGACAGCGGATATCTGACCGAGCGGGCGATGCCGCCCTATCGGGACCACGCCACCGGCGAACTGGTCCCCGCCGCCCCGCAGGTGCGGATCACTTCGCGCGGCCTCGAGCGACTCCGAGTGCGTCTCGGCGCGCTCGTGCTCTCCAACTGAACCCGGAAACAGCGAAGCACCCGCGGCAACGGGTGCTCCACCAACAACGAAAGGCAATGCAGATGCCTGAAGACCAGAGTACCGAGGAAGCTCCCGCAGCGGTGGACTTTTCCCCGCTGCCCGCCAGCCACCACCTCAGCCACCTCGACGACACGTCGCCCGTACCGGCCCCGGCGAGCATCTACCCGCTCGCGCCGTGGCGCTGGGTACTGATTCTCACAGGAGTCTCACTCGTCGTCTACTGCTTCATCCCCGCGGTCATGCCTCTCGACAACGGCGCGCAGGTGTTCAACGGCGCCGACCTCGGCGTGCTCCTCAGCCTGGCGATCTTCCTCGCCGCATTCACCCCCTGGAAGGACTGACCATGATCCAGATCCGGAAGACGATCGATGACGCCGTCACCGGTGTTCGCATCGCATCGCAGGACAACGAGGTCGAGTGGCTCGACGCTCGCGCCGAGGGCGCGACGGCATCCGAGGTGCCGAAGCTCTCGCCGACAACGTGGAGCAAGCTGCTCTCGGAGAAGCTGAACGGATCGAAGTTCCGCGGCAACCGGCACACCGAGCGCGGCCACGACCGGGAGCCCGAGATCCTCTCCGACCTCGAGTGGGTGACGGAGTCAAAGATCCTCCCGAACCGTCACGTCTGGGCGGCCGCGGCGAACCGCCGGCACCTCGCCACCCCTGACGGATTCCAGATCCTCCCCGATGGCCGTGTTCGTGGTGTCGAGGTGAAGAGTCACCAGCACGGGTGGGAGGCACCGAAGAAGGTCATCCCGAAGGAACACTACGACCAGGTTCAGTTCGGCATGCACGTACTCGGACTCGACGAGTGGCTCTACGGGTGGGAGATCATGGGCGAGGGCGGCACCGCCCCGGCCGCCGACCCGCAGCACCGCATCGTGCCCCGCGACCAGTCCCGCATCGACGAGCTCGTCGCCGCGGCCGACGCCTTCCTGTCCTGGATCGACGACGGCGCACCCGCCGACGAGATCAGCCCCGAGCTCGAAGCCGCGAAGGTCTCGATGATCGCCGCCGAGCGCGACGCGAAGACCGCGGCAGCCGCATCGGCCACCGCGCGCGCCGAGTTCACGAAGCTGCTCGAGGCCGAGTTCCCCGACGCAATGAGAACCGGATGGAAGCACGGCGACGACTCGACCGTGATCCTCGCCCGCCCCGCACGCCGCGTCGGCGTCGACGAGGACGAGTGGGCCGCACGTGAGCCCAATGCCTTTGCCGACTACGACACCGCGCGCAACGCCGTGAAGGCGACCGCGGACATCGCGGTCGGCCTGTATCCGAAGGTCGCATACGCCAAGGCCGGCCTGCGCATCACTCTCCCGAAGGAGGCCCGCGCATGAGCACCGAGAACACCGTCCCCGAGATGTCGTGGCCGCAGGTCATCGAAGAGGCCACCGCCGACCGGCTCATCGTATGTGGCGCACATCACGCGATCTACCTCGACGCTCGGCACGACGGCCTCTACGGCGCCGTTCCCTGGAATGAGCCGAAGGAGTCGCCGGAAAGGCTTGCAGCGATCCGCGCCTGGGCGAACGCCATCGGAGAAACGGTCGTCGCCGCCCAGAAGGTCGCTCTTCTGATCGAGATCCAGGAGCGCTCGCGCGACGACGCCGACGCCATCGCCCGTCGCATCTGGGAGATGACGGAGGCCGGGGACTGGCTCATCGAGCCCCTCTGGGACTACCTCGCCGAACGTGGCATCGACCCCAAACCTGTCTATGCCGAAGCAAAAGCCGCTGCGGAGGAGAGCCGAGCATGAGCACCGACATCACCGAGGAGGCCGTGCAGCAGACCCTGCAGGGCTACCTCACCACCGCAACGAAGACCGGCGAACTGCGGGGCGTGAACGTCGAGTTCACCGCTGACGGCACGACCTGGCATCCGCTGATCTTCGGGCTCGCTGACGGCGAGCACCCGATCGCGGCGCGCGCCCGTGTCCACCGTGAGGGATGGGCCGAGCCGACCCACGCCCCGGAGCTGTGGGGCGAGGTCGTGCCCGCCGACGAAGCATGGCGCGCGCTCTGGCTCGCCCGCCCACACGTCCTGTTCGGCGCGCACACCCTCCGGGCAGCGCTCCGCCGCACATTCGCAGACGTCCTCGGCGACCGCCGAGAGCCCGACGACCTCGATGCACTCCCGGCACCGACCGCACCCGGGGCACCGGAGCCCGCCACGGACGTCGACTGGTTCGCCCGCGTCAACGACGCCATGACCATTGCCGAGCTCAAAGCCGTGCGCGGCGCTGCCCGCGAAGCGACCGCAGTAACCCTGCCGCTGAAGAAGCGCATCGACGAGCGGCTGGTCGAACTCGGCGACGCAGCCTGGGGAACGATCGAGAGTCGCAGCGAGCCGGGCGCACCGCTCACCCCCGAGGCGAAGCCGGGAACCCCACGCGACTACCTGCCCCCAGCGGGCAACCGTGCCGCACGCCGCGCGAACGCCCGCAAGAAGGGCGGCAAGCGATGATCGTCGATGATGCCACCGGCACGGTCGCCGAGAGTGGCGTCGAACTCGTGCCCCTGGATCTCGCAGCGATGGACGAGGACGAACTGCTCGGCCTGTTCCCGACTCCGGTGCAGTGCGCGGGCGCGCTCCTGAAAGCCCGGGCCATGATCGCTCACGCGCCGGCGGTGCTCGCCGCCCGCTCGAAGGCTGTGAAGGACGCGAAACGGAACCTCATCGTCGCTCGCGGCTACGCCCGCCAGGCCGCCATCGGCCGTGACGCCGAGACCCGCCGCCTGGTCGCCGAGAGCGACGCCGACGTCTTGAAGGCATGGGAAGAGATCGACGTCGCCGAGCTCGCCCTCGAATACGCCCGCGAGATGCGCAAGACCTTGAGCGAAGACATTGAGATCCTCCGCTCCCTGAACGCCAACTTCCGAGGAGAACACCGATGAGCGCTCTCACCCACCCCGACTTCCTCACGCCGCCGACGACGACGCACGACGAGTTCCTGCGTCAGAAGGTCGCGTTCGACCGTTCCTTCGGCTTCGCCGTGCACGAGGATGACCTGCACCCGGCCCTGCTCCCGCACCAGCGCGACATCGTCCGGTGGGCGGTGCTCGGCGGACGCCGCGCGATCTTCGCCAAGTTCGGTCTCGGCAAGAGCATCATGCAGCTCGAGACGCTGCGGCAGATCCTCACGCACCCGGCGTCTACGGTCACCGGCGGCCGGGCCCTGATCATCGCCCCTCTCGGAGTCCGCGGCGAGTTCATCCGCGACGGCCGCGAGCTACTCGGCACGGAGGTCCGCTTCATCCGCCGCACCGAGGAGATCGACCCCGACTGGTCCGGCATCTATGTCACGAACTACGAGAGCGTGCGCGACGGCCGCCTCGTCGTCGATGGCTTCGACGCGGTGTCTCTCGACGAGGCATCCGTGCTCCGCTCGTTCGGCTCGAAGACCTATCAGGAGTTCCTCGGCCTGTTCGACGCGATTCCGTACCGGTTCGTCGCGACCGCGACGCCCTCGCCGAACCGGCACAAGGAGCTCATCCACTACGCCGGGTTCCTCGGCATCATGGACACCGGCCAGGCCCTGACTCGGTTCTTCCAGCGCGACAGCTCGAAGGCCGGGAACCTGCGCCTGTACCCGCACAAGGAGCGCGAGTTCTGGCTGTGGCTGAACACCTGGGCATGCTTCGTCCAGCGACCTTCCGACCTCGGACACTCCGACGCCGGATACGACCTGCCGCCGCTGCGCGTGGACTGGCACCAGGTCGAGGTCGGCGTGCTCTCCGATGAGGTCGACCGCGACGGCCAGGGCGTCCTCGTCCGCGGTGGCGCGATGTCGCTGCAGGGTGCCGCGAAGGAGAAGCGCGAGACGCTCGACGATCGCGTCGCCGAGCTCGTCCGCATCGTCGACGTGCACTCCGCCGCCGACGACGGCCAGATCATCCTGTGGTGCGACCTGAACGACGAGCAGCACGCGATCGAGCGCGCACTCACCGAAATGGGCCTGTCGTTCTCGTCCGTGCACGGCGGTCTCGCCGACGACGAAGCCGAAGCACGCCTCGACGACTGGCGCGCCGAGCGCACGTACGCGCTCGTCGGCAAGCCGGTGATGCTCGGACAGGGCATGAACCTGCAGCAGGCGCACACGGCCGTGTTCGTCGGCGTCACGTACAAGTTCAACGACACCATCCAGGCCGTGCACCGCATCCAGCGCTTCGGCCAGCAGAGCGCCTGCAATGTGCACCTGATCTACGCCGAGACCGAGTCTGAGATCCGCGACACCCTCCTGTCGAAGTGGGAAGAGCACGATCACCTCACCGACACGATGAGCGACGTGATCCGCGAGTTCGGTCTCAACCCAGCCGCGATCTCCGCCGCACTCACCCGCGCCATGGGCGTCGAGCGCGTCGAAGCATCCGGGCCTGGCTGGAAGCTCGCGCTCAACGACTGCGTGATCGAGACACGCGATCACATGGAGACGGACTCCGTCGACCTGATCGTCACATCGATCCCGTTCTCGAACCACTACGAGTACACGCCCAGCTACAACGACTTCGGGCACACGGATAACAACCTGCACTTCTGGCAGCAGATGGACTACCTCACGCCCGAGCTGCTGCGCGTGCTAGCCCCCGGCCGGATCTACGCCTGCCACGTCAAGGACCGCATCCAGTTCGGTGCGGTCACCGGCGCCGGCATCCCGACCGTCTCACCGTTCCACGCCGAAGCGCTCGCGCACGGCATCAAGCACGGCTTCGACTACATGGGCATGATCACCGTCACCACCGACGTCGTGCGCGAGAACAATCAGACCTACCGCCTCGGGTACACCGAGATGCGCAAGGACGGAACGAAGATGGGCGTCGGCTCGCCGGAATACATCCTGCTGTTCCACAAGCCGCAGACGGATCGCTCGAAGGGATACGCCGACGACCGGGTCGCAAAAGAAATCCCTGACTACTCGCTCGCGCGGTGGCAGATCGACGCCGCCGCGGACTGGCGCTCGTCGGGTAACCGGCTGCTGACGCCGATCGAACTCGCGGGGATCGAACCGAAGTACCGTTCACGCCTGTTCAAGGACCAATCTCGGGCGAACGTCTACGACTTCGACGCCCACGTTGCCACAGGTGAGGCGCTGGCAGAGAAGAACGCGCTCCCGTCGACGTTCAAGTCACTCGACCCCGGATCTTGGCGGCCTGACGTGTGGGACGACGTGAACCGCATGCTGACCCTCAACGGTGAACAGTCGCGCCGTGCGCTCGAGTTCCACATCTGTCCTCTGCAGTTCGACATCGTCGACCGGCTCATCGAGCGGTATTCCAACCGCGGCGACCTCGTCTATGACCCGTTCGGCGGCCTTGGCACCGTTCCGCTGCGCGCACGGAAGTTGGGACGCGAGGGCCGCGCTTCCGAGCTCAACCCGACTTCGTTCCGTGACGCGGTCATGTACCAGCAGGAGATGGATAGAGAGCAGGCCACGCCGTCACTGTTCGACTTGCTCGACTTCGGGGGAGGGGAAGCCGCGTGACTGTCTCAGCCAGCTCTGGATTCGAGGATCGCAGCAGCTATCGCGGCGTTCGAAATCGCGACGGCGGCGATAGCGCCAGCGATCGCATCGTCCCGGTTCGTATCTGGAGCGGTGTGCTTGGTGATGTAGTTCGCGTTCGTGAGTGCGAGACCGATAAGGGCTTCGGCGGACTGGGGCTCAGCGTTGCTCATTCCGACACCCTATCGATGGTGGCGCCATGAGCGTCCCTACCGCCGAGGTCCGCCAGGGGGTCTACCTCCGAGATGGTCTCCGCTGCGTGATGTGCGGCGCTCTCGAGAAGACGTTCCAGCACCGCCGAGCGGTCGGCATGGGCGGATCCCGCAACGTGCCGACCGCGGTCGACGGCCTCACTCTGTGCCTGACCTGCAACGTGGCGTGCGAGCGCGAACTGCAGATGAAGGCGCTCGCGAACGGTTGGAAGGTCCGCCGCTGGGTGCAGTCGCCGGAGCGGGTGCCGGTCTACTTCCCGCACGAGTTCGCCTGGTATCGCCTCGAGGGCGTTCGCCGGATCTGGATCTCGGCGGCCGTCGCGATGGAGATGGGCTGCTCGGTCTACGGAGACGACTGGATGAAGTGGCGCGCACACGCGCTGTTCGAGAACACAGGAGGTGCGCGGTGAACGTGCAACGAGAGATCAACGCGGCGAACCGCCGCATCCAGACGCAGATCGACGCATCCGCCCGCGCCGCGCTCATCCGCATCGGCGTCGACGTCGATGCGATGGAACGCGAAGAGGCGGAGCAGCGTCGCCAGGCCGCGCAGCTCGAAGCGGACCGGCGCCGCGCCGAGGCTGAGCGCCAGAGGCGCGCCACCGCTCAGGCATTCGAGGAGCTGGGCGCGTCGTTCCGGGCGATCAATGACCATTTCGCTGCGATCGATGCCGCGTTTACTCGCGGATTCAACGGCGGTGCGCGATGAACATGCCGACCTACGCCATGACGTACGTCGTGTACTGGCCGACCGAGCGCGTGCTGAAGGTGGGCCGTGCATGGAAGTGGCACCGGGTGGAGATGATGATCCGCTCCGGCGCTCAGGTGATCGTGTGCGCACGCGGCACGGACGCGACGTGGGAGGCCGAGGCGCTGCGTGTGCTGCGCCGCTGGTTCCCGCAGGCGTTCCGCCGCGAGACCGAGGCGCTCGGCGTCCTCCCTATGGGGCGCGGATGGACCGAGTGCTTCACCGTCGACGAGCACGATCTGCAGTTCGCCCTCGACAGGTGCATCGAGGGTTTCGCGAGAGGGAATGACCAAGGTGTCAACGAAGCAACGATTCATCAGCCCGTCCGACCTGCAGTCGCCGGAGTATCTCCGGGTGCCGGACGTGGCGAAGCCGACCGCGATGGGGCTGTGGCTCCACACGGACATCGCGGGGCGTCGGGAACTGATCCCGGAGCTGATCGCCGGCGACCTGTACCCGGGTCGAGCTGCGACGGGGATGGTCGAGGAGCATCTGCTGATGCTGGACGAGGTCGGGTTCCTGACGATCTTCGCCGCGAGGCGCACGCACTGGATCGCACTCGCCCGGCCACTCCGGGCCGACGTCCGGGGCGCGCGGGTCGACACACCGGACCCACCGCAGGAGCTTCCATGGGAGTCCGTGGCTGTGGGGGGAGCGGGCGGGCGCGAGCGGGCGCGGGAGCGTGCGAGTGCGCAGGTGCGGGCGGAGGACGCGGCGCGGGCGGACGCATGGGCCGCGGTGCAGGGCGAGCGCGAAGCGGTGCCCGAACCGCCGGCACGGCCGCTGCTCCTCGATGCTCCGCCGATTGGCTGCGCCGAGCACCCCAACGGCATCCAGCACGTCTCCTGCGGACCCTGCCGGACTGCCCGCCTACAGCGCGACGAATGGCTCGCTCGCCGGATCTACGAGCAGAAGCTCACCACGTACCACGAGCAGCTTGGAGAGGGGTGGGGCGGTGAACCGTTCTGAGCATGATTGGCGTCTCTGCGATGAGTGGTTCGCGGAGCTCATCGAGCAGCTCGAAGCATCCCCGGTACGGCGTCGTCAGCTGCGGCGAGAGGGCACCAAGCCGCTCCCCGTGGCCGAGACCCTCGCGCAGGCATTCGACGAGAAGACAGAGCAACTGCGGCGCTACCTCGCCGCTGAGCGCGAGCGTTGGCTCGCAGAGAGCAGGAAGACAGCATGAGCACGTTGACGTACACCGGAACGCTCCACATCATCACGTGCGGAGTCTGCAGCATCCCTCACGCCATCCCAACCGAAATGCATCAGGACAGGCTCGCGAACGGCGGCGACTGGTGGTGCCCGAATGGCCACAAGCTTCACTTCACCACGACGGAGAAGCAGCAGCTCGAGAAGAAGCTCGCCCGCGAGAAGCAGCTGCGCGGATGGTCTGAGTCACGAGAAACCGCGCTCCGAGACCAGCTCGGCGCGACGGAGCGCTCACTGCGGGGGCACAAGGCGGCGAAGACCCGCATCAAGAACCGGATCGCCGCCGGCGTCTGCCCGTGCTGCAACCGGTCCTTCCAGAACGTGGCCCGCCACATGGCCGGACAGCACCCCGACTACACGAAGCACGAGGAGAACTGACCATGAGCACCGAGAACCATCACCACGTCGAGCTGAAGATCGAAGACGGAGAGCTGCGCTGCGGACTGACGTGCACTGCTCCGGAGGATGCGTCGTGCAGGCGTCGCCCCAAAGGCCATGAGCAGCGCGAGTCGTGGAGCAGCGAGGAGGCGACGGAGACCGGGTTCCCATGCTTGGCTACTGAGTGGGTCAGCGCGGTCGGCATCGAAGACGCGATCGTCGGTGAAGACGCCGTGCTCGCCCGCGTGCCGGTGGAGATCAGCTACGAGGAGGCGGTCTGGATCGATCCCGTGCTCGCTCCCGTGTTCGTCCAGAACGAAGCGGCGAGCTGATGGCCGGCGAGACCGTCGTCACCGTGGTCGGCAACCTGACTGCTGACCCGGAGCTGCGCTACACGCAGAACGGCCTCCCGGTGGTGAACTTCACGATCGCGAGCACGCCGCGTCACTTCGACCGCACCGCGCAGGAGTGGAAGGACGACGACGCGCTGTTCCTTCGGGCTTCGTGCTGGCGGGAGTTCGCGGAGCATGTCGCCGGCAGCCTGACGAAGGGCATGCGCGTCATCGCGCAGGGCCGGCTCCGCCAGCGCTCCTACCAGGACCGCGAGGGCAACCAACGCACCGCGATCGAGCTGGAGGTCGACGAGATCGGCCCGAGCCTCCGCTACGCGACCGCGCAGGTGACCCGCGCCGCGCGCACGGACGGACAGACGCCGGCGGCATCCGCCCCTGCGCAGGAACAGCAGTGGGCGACGCCTGAGCCGTCCGCAGAGGGGGGATGGACCTATGGCGACGACACACCGTTCTGAGACCCAGGACGCATGCCCGTACTGCCACGGGAAGCTGTCACTCATCGTCTCGCGCGACCCGGACGAGGAGGTCGACTGCGTCTGCGTAGACCCTCCAAAGCGGCCGATGTGTCCGGAGTGCCGGGACGGGAAGCACGCGATCTGCATCCACCAGGCACTGTCCGACGATGACGAGTTCGTCGACTGCGCATGCGGGTGCGAGCCCTCGCGCACGTGCCCGAGCTGTCGCGACGTCGTCCCCGTCGGCTGGACGCTCGACGACCACTTCAACTGCAACTGGCCGGAGGACCACAATGTCTGAGCGCTACTGCATCCGAGGGTGCACCGTTCGCGGCGACCACTATGCCGCGTGCGCGCACAGCGGACCCGACTACAAGGGCGACACCCCGTGCAGCGGATGCGTGCGGGTCGAGGCGCGCGACGGTGTGATGCTGTGCGAGCGCTGCTACCGGCGCTTGCGCCGTCACATCGAGGATGCCGCGGATCTTGTCGGGCACTTGCGGTCGATCGCGGACCCGACGAAGGCTGCTGTCTTCGATCGGATCCGTGTGCAGTCGTCGGCGATCGAGATCCCGGCCCCCGTGGCTGCTGATCTGATCGACGCGTCGAACGACATCACGACGACGCTGAACATGTGGGCGAATCACGTCGCGGGGGAGGATCGGCCTGGTGCTGGCCTCTCGGCTGGCGCGATGGCTGACGAGGCGCACGCGGTCGTGCAGCTCGCCGCCGACGTGATCCTCGAGGATCTCGACGTGCTGGCGAACGACTCGCATCAGGTGGAGGCGCTGTGGGAGGGCGTCTGCACTCCGAACGGTGACGCCCCCGAGGTGTGGTCGGTCGCGGATGCGTCGATGCGGTGGCCGCTCGAGGATGAGCCGCGGTGGGCGCAGGCCGCATGCCCGAAATGCGAGCTCATGGCCGTCCGCGTCCAGCCGGGCCGCAACGGTCGCCCGTCCCGCTACCGCTGCACCACGGACACCTGCGACTGGGAGGCGAACTCGAAGGACGACGACGGTCTGTGGGCGTCCGTGTTCGCCGAGGCGGCACCGCCGGAGATCCGCGTGCACGACCCGCGGTGGCTGACCCTCGCGGATGCCGCACGTCTCGTCGATCGCACGACGGGCACGGTGCGCGCCTGGGTGACGCAGGAGCTGCTCGAGCCGCAGCTCGGCCGGTATTGGCAGGACGACGTGGTCGCGGTCGCGGCACGGAAGAGGGGAGAGGCCGCATGAAGACCTGGCTCACGCTCACGGAGGCCGCCGAGCGGATCCGCGTGAACGGCACGGCGATCGCGTCGGCCGAGCGCCGCATCCGCCGATGGGTGGACGCCGGCGAGCTCGTCCCGCTCGCCGGCCGCTTCCGCCTCGCCGACGTCCTCGCCACCGAGAAGAAGATGCGGTCGCGCCGCGGCCGCCCCCGCAAGACCCCCAACCACGAGATTGAGAGACACGACGCATGAAGATCATCGGAGGTCAGAGCCTCACCCTCGATACCCGTTCGATGTTGCCTGTCGCATCGGGCACCTGTGACGGCGGCGACTGTGACCGTCGCGCGGTCACCTTCGCATACTGCTCGACCGGCTACGCCGAAGGTCGCGACGGCCTTATCCCGGTCTGTCGCCGCCACCTGCTCGCCTACCGCATCGGTAAGGGCGGCACGGGGCTGTGGCAAGCGGAGGACGAGTTCGCAGAGTTGCGCTTCTGTCGCCGCTCTCGCTGGCGCTGGCTCGCTCAGTGGCGCATCCTTCTCGACCAGCGTGCAGCCGTTGCCGGTCGTGAGTCGCGCGGGCAACGGCTGCTCAGGCTCACCAGAGATGTCGAGATTCGGAGACAGTCATGACCGACAACGAGAAGCTGATCGAGGCGCGGCGACGTCTCACCGAGATCCTGTCGCAGGGCGAACGCTGCCTCTGCACATCGCCAGGAGGCTCGGCGTTCATCGATCTGGGCATGGTCCTGGACGCCCTCGAAGCCGCCGAGAAGGCGCACACCCCTTCCGACGACGAGCCAGAATCGGACCCCATGCCCTGGGTGTGCTCGCACGGGGAGCGCGTGAAAGTCTTCGACCACGACGACTGTGAGGTCGAGTACAAGCCACGGGTGTCCAGCGAGACCCGCGAGCCGAGCCGTAGGGAAGTGCTCGCTGCGGCAATGGCGCTGGTAGGGATGAACGAGGGGGAATTTCGCCACGTGCCCTCGTCGAAGCGTTGGCGCATCAAGGAACAGGCGCGTGCCGCTCTGCGTGCTGCATCCGCCGTCACCGAGCAGGGAGAGAACCGAGAGGAACAGAAACGATGACTCAGCACGATCACAGAGAGTTCGTGGAGGGCTGCTACCGCTGCGACCTATCTCGGGATGAGGTGAGCGAGTACACGCCGACCATAGAAGAGAACCGCCGGGACGCCCTGATGCGTGTGATCCGCATCGCGGTGGAGCAGCCAGGGCGGTGGACAGTCGGGCGTCCCATCGACGAAGCGGTCGCGGATGCTGTGATCGCATGGATCGACCGCGCTGGTGTCGTAGCCGAGGAACCGGAATGGGAGTACGGATTTCAACTCCGAGAGTCGGACAGCGGCGATGTCTACGACCAGGAGACCGGATTCGACACGGCGCAGGACGCCACCGATGCGGGGACCAAGCGCATCCACGACGAGGACGATGACGAGTATCCGCCACTGGCCCTTCGGCTGATCCGCCGCGCCAAGGCTGGCCCGTGGGTACCGGTGAAGCAGGAAGGAGCGGACGATGCCTGACAAAGAGGGCTCATGGGCGCGTGAGTACTGGCAGGGCGCGCGGAGCAGGTGGAGCAGCAGAGGATCGCGAACCTGATCGCGATCTCGGATTCGCCGTGTCTCAGCCCGAAGGACCGCAGGTGGGCGGCGCGGCAGGCGCTCGAGGCACTGCGGATCACGGGAGCGTGACAGATCCCGGGCGGCGGCATTTCGTTGTCGCCCGGGTCAAAATAAGTGTCAAATGTGTCCAGTGTCTGTGTTAAGCTGTGCTTGCACTTGAACCATGTCCCC